CAATTGCCTTTTGCTCTGCGATTTGCTTTTCTAAAATAGGAATCTGCGCCCGTTGTTGCTGTTGCCTTCTGAGCAGTCCCTCGCGCGTCTCACCAGGGAAGACTCCGCTAGCGGGGATACCGCCAGGCGTTTTGCCGCGCAATCTATCCAGCTCAGCCTGTAATTTCCTTAGTTCTTCAAATCCATAAATTGCAACATTGACAGCAATTGCAATTGCCCCGATAGCGGCAAGATTCCTTAATACACCACCCAATGCTGCCAGTCTTGGCGTAGCTGCAGTGGCAGCAGTTGTTAATGCTTGAGTATTGCTTGTATACAAAGCAAATGCACTAGGCGCCGCCACTGCTGCCGTGTTAGCTGCCGCCATTGAGCCGGCCATGCCGACATTTGCGGCGACAAATGCTGCCCGTAATGCAATGATGCCATTAAGGGCTTTCTGTAGAAGCGTGAGCTGGATGATGAACTTAATCGTTTCGCCAGTAGCATTTAAGACTGGCTGCGGAACCGAATTGATTGCTCCAGCAAACTTGTCTACGGTTTTGGTTAAATCGCGTAAGGTAATAACAATTGTCGGTCCAAACGCCTTAAACAATGCCGCGCTTAAGTCTTGAAATGATGTATCAAGTGCCTTGACTGTGTTCTCAAGGCTTCCACGCATTGTCTGAAAATCTGCATCTGTTTTCCCACTGGCTTTTTGTAATTCTTCAAGAACCATCCTGAAATCTCTACCGCTCTTGGCATTAGCAGCAAAGGCGCCGCGCATTGCTTCTTGGGAGCCAAGCAATCTGGCCGATGTCTCCTTGTCCCTTTCCATGGCCTTGGCCAGGTCGGCCATCAACCCGGTAAAGCCGCGAGCCTGAAGTCCGCCGTAATTCCAAGCAATACCAAGTTTTGCGGCTGCCGTCTGGCTTTCTTTGGTTGGCTGCAGAAGCGTGTTAAGCACTGCACTCAACCCAGTAAATGCAACCTCAGCCGTTGCACCATTCTTGGTTGCCGCTGCAATAAACGCATTCAGCTCATCAATGCTGACGCCAGCCAGCGCTGCAGATGAAACAACTCTTCCTAACTGTGATGTGTAATCGCTCCATTCTTGATTGCCAAGCTCTACTGCCTTTGAGATGCTGTCTGTCACCTCAAAAGCTCTAGATCCTGACATGCCATAAGCATTCAAAGTTTTAACCAAGACTTCAGTAACAGCCTCGGAACTTGCCAGTCCACCAATTGCCGCCTTTGTAGCGGCATTAAGAATTTGAATGTTGCCGGCAGTATCACTAAAACCAGCAGACGCAGCTTGATATGACGCAGCCGCAAGCTCTGCAACATTGGCAACACCGCCAAGATCTTTGCTTAGCTTTTCAAGAGCTGGGCTGATCTTGGCGACATCCATTCCGACGGTGCCAAGACGCCTTATGTTGCGGTCTAATACAGAAACGTCTCGAATGATGCGATCAATCGCAAGCCCGCCAATTAATGCCGCGCCAATGCCGGCAGCCTGCCGCGCCAAGCCATCTAGGGCTCTTTGGCTGCTTTGGGACGCCTGATCAAGCCGCCGCAGATTATTGATTGCGCTGGAACTATCAACGCGTACATCAACAACCGCAACAGCCATGGCACTGCCTCCTGTCCTTACAGTCTACCGCCGGCGTGCCTTGTCTAGTTCTTTTTTCTCGCGTTCGCCTTTCACTTCATAGTAAGCAGCAAAATAAACAAACTCGGCATCAGTCAGTTCGGTGCGAAGCCGACTCACTGTCATGCCGAGTTCAGTCGCAAGGAAGAACTCGAAGAATAGCCACGAGTCTCCCTCTAGTCTTTTTTTGCTTCTTCCAGGCTGGCATCACCACCAAGGCCGAACAGGAATAGCTCCAGTTCGTTCAGCACGCGCTCCGGCAGTTCCCGTTGCAGCTTGGCTGCATCGGCAGCTGCAAATGCCTTGGTGCCATCCTCAAGTTCAGCAATCTGGCACAGCATTTGCGTGCTGATCTCTAGGGCTTCATCTGAACCAGCCAAGGTCGTGGCTTTTTTGCGATCAGATCTAGTGATCGGCTTGAAATACAAGTCCATCACCGGATCGCCAGCATCGTTCCTAATGGTGAACTTACGGCGTTGGTTGAGATCAAAAGCGCCCGTGAGCAAGTCAACAGGGCGCGTGGATGCAGCAGGCATTAAATGCTCAGGGTAAGGGTTCCGCTAGATACGAAATTGATGGTTACAATTTCGATCTCTCCAACGGTAGCACTGTATTCAGTGCTGGTAACCACAATGGTTCCTGTGATTTTTTTGCCGCCGGTTTCATCTAGGTAAAGCTCAACCGATGCGTCGGCTTCGTCGGTGACCTGGTTGACGTCCTTGATCAGGTCCAGCTTGTCGCCGGCGCCTGGGGCGTCGTACATGACCTCAATGGTGCCTGATCCGCTGATCAATCCACCGATGTTGGCGCGATAGGTGGCGCCATGCACGGTGGCGTCATAGGACTCCTTCTCGACGGTCATCGACCAGGAGCGCACAGCAGCGATTTCGGATAGGCCGCCGCTGCCAGCCTTATCAAAGAAGACTGTGCCTTGTTGCCCGCGATAAAAAGCCATGATCAGATGTCGAGAGAGATTGCGCCGTTAGCCACGAAGTTGATGGTGATCACTTCGATTTCACCCACAGTAGCTGAATACTCAGCAGAGGTGATGACACCATCAAAGGTGATTTTTTTGGTGCCGCTGGTGTCAAGATACAGCTCAAACAGGGCTGCACCTTCATCATTGGCGGTATTGATCATCTCGATGAACGCATTGGTTTCATCGCTGGTGGTGGCGGTGTACATCAGCTCACAAGTGCCGCTGCCGCTGATCAAGCCGCCAACATTGGCTCGGTAGGTAGCGCCTAGTGCCGTAGTGTCCAGCGATTCCTTCTCAACGGTCATCGACCAGGAACGTGTACTGGCGATAGCAGCTGCAGTGGTGCCGGCGTCGTCAAATTTGACGCTGCCTTGCTGCCCTCGATAGAAAGCCATGGCTAGAGGTCCTCGTAGGTTTCAAAGGTCATTCTGACCTGTGACTGGAAATAACCCTCTGGAGCTGGCGCAGCCACCACCTCTGGGCCGGTTGGCGGGTCAAAATGAACACCGCTAACAATGACTCTATTGTAAAGGTCGCGGATGCGTTTGCCGATGGCGTAGTTAGCGCCTGGTCCTACACCCTTGGCCGTAAAGATATTGATCACGACAACACCGATCACGCTGTTGCTGCTGCCGGTGGTGCCGCCCATCGTGAGGTAGTTGTTGCTGCCAAAGCTCACCAGGCATTGCACCCAGCTGCTGCTAGGTGTTGGAGTGTAGGGCTGGTTGTGAAACACCACCGGAATAGCCGGTGCCGCTGCAAGCTCCGTCGCGAGCCTGCCTTCAACAGTGGCGCGGATGGTGTTGAGATTGACTGCCGCCATTAGTCACGCCTCCCGATTGCATCAGCGGTCTGACGCGCCCATGCGGTCATCTCGCGGGCAATGCGATCCGTCCAGCCGGCTGGGGCCTGTCGGCTGTGGCCATTGGCCAGCGGTTCGGCGTAGGGCAGATTGTTGTGAATGTGATAGACGCCTCCAGCGCGCTCAACTTGGTAGTCCAGTCGTCGAGGCGGCGTGATGGCGGTAGATCCATCCTGTGGCCCCGCGTCATAGCCAGGCGTGCCCTGTTCGCTAATTGCCCAGCTCATGCGAAATCGGCCGGTATCGACGGGGCTTTCTTGCTTGAGTCTCGAATCAGTCTCAAACACCACCACCCGCAGCAGCTGCTCATACTTCTCCTGAGAGAAGCTGCCGATCTGCGATAGGTCGATGCGGCGCGTCATGATCAAGCCCTCAGGATTAGCTCATAGGTGATCGGCATGTTGTCCTGCTCAATCGTGGCAACACTGATCACCTGATGGCTGATGCCGCCAATCAGCACGCGATCGGCAGTGCTTGGTGTTGCCGCAACGTCAACTGCAGCGACCATAAGCCGCTTGTCGCCGGCTTGCACTAACTCATTGACCTCTCGTGCCTTGACATCTTCCAGTACACCACGGACGACGACATCAGTCGTTGTTTCGCTGACTGCGCCGGTGGTTGGGTTGTAGACGCCTAGCGTTACGGTTCGGATGGTGGCCTCACCGCCGAACCGAGCCATCAGCTTGCTGGCGACCTTTTGTAGCGGAGGTGCAAGTGCCATTAGAGCCTATAGGCGACACAGTGACCGTTCTGCAGCTCAATGCTGGTGAACACACCATAAAGGGTCGTATGGGCATTGAAGGTCTGCCCTGCCAGGGTGTTGCCGTCGTAGTTCACTGCCGTGATGTCTTGCACCTGCGTGTTGCTGGTGAAATGAATTGCGCACCAGCGGCCGGTATGCGGATCAGTGTCAGAGATGAATGTTCCACCCTTGGCGTAATCAACGCCCCAAATGGCTGAGTAGCTGCTCATATTTTGTAGGCGACAACTTTGCCGCTGGCGAGAGTGACACTGGTGAAAACGCCCATGATGCTGTCGCCAGCATTGAGCGGCACTGACGTGAATGCGTTACCGGTTTGGTTTGCAACTGTTGCTGATGCGATCACTGCATCTGCTACGGCATAAAGCTGCCAGAAGCGGCCTGCATGGGCATTGGTGTCGCTGATGTACTCAAAGCCAAGACTGTAGGCGCGATCCATGGTCAGCTCCTGCGAATAGCAAAGTTACCGGGTCCACTTATCCTAAGCCCAGTCAGATACCTTTCCATGATCGGCGGGACTTTATCGGCGCCGACGGCACCAAAGCCAAGATTTGGCGTTACGTCAATGCTGCCGATTTTGACGTTCTTGTAATCCTCTAGTCCGCTTAAACCAAGGCTGTCAGGATTGTTATGCAGGTACACTGCCAACACAACCTGCGCATATTTGATTTGGGTTGGGATCTCATCATCGTCAAAGTAATCCGTCGTGATCCTGAACGGAAACCCCACGGCGTAGGTATTGATGTAGGTATCAGGCTTACGCACGCCAGTGCGCGGCCACTGCAGCGCCTGCGTATCAGTTGACCTAGCACCTAGAAAGCGTTCACGATCAAGGCGTTGCGTTGCGGTGTACAGCGCACGATTCTTTTGATCGGTCGTTGCTGACGCCCATGCAGTTATGTCAGCATCTTCCACGAAACCATCAACGATGGCCTGGGCATCAGCCAGCGTCAGGTAGGAATTGGCGCTTGCTGACCCTACGGTTGCGTTGATGACTACGGCCATCGGTCTGATCCTCTGGTATCAGTGTAAGTGGCTCCTGTGCAGGAACAGAGGCCACCTCGGTAGAGGCAGCCTCACGTTCACGCAGTCGCCGAAAGGCGAACATGCCCATCAGATGCGCTTAAGCAGCACAGTCACCTGTGCACCAGCAACGGCCGTGGTCGTGCCAGTGATGTCAAGCGCCAGGCGGTCGCCAGCAGCCAGCCGCAGATCAGCAGTGGTGCTCGTCAATTCAGGGCTCTGAAGGGTATTGTTTTCACCCTTGAGGTTGATCTTGGTTGCACCAAGCAAGTCGTCTCCAGCAGTGGCGGCTTCTGTGCCCTGGCAGCGACGAATCGTTGCGAGCACATCACCAGCATCCGTGCCCTTGGTGGCATGGATCTCGTGAACCTCGACCACCTCAAGCGGCTCAGCGGCGATAAAGAACACCTGATCTACAACAGCGGTATTGAGTACCATGTTGCAGGTGGCTGTCAAATACGCCTGAGTGCTTACTTCAAACTGAGAGGGTTGTGCCATGACTAATCACCTCAGAAGTTGGAAGTAACGGTAGTGCGCACGATACCAATGTTCTTGGTTTCGTACACCTTGGTCCAGTTGCCAACCGTAGCCAGCTGGGCTTGTGTCGGGTTGACCGTGCCCACTGTCCACTTAGCGCCGATCGGGTGGTAGCAATAGTGCAGGTCGATCGACATGGCATCACTCTTGGCGAGGATGTCACGGTCGGTTTCCGTCTGCATTGCCATCTGTTCGCCGCTAGCAACAGCACCAGCGGTGAAGAAATAGGTGGCATACTCGGTGGTAGAACCGCTGCCATCGGTCTGCACGTCGTCAGACACGATCACACGCAGACCCATATAGGTCGGCACGGTCACATCGCCACCGTAGGCGGCAACCAGCGAACCACCAGATTGAGTCGTGGTGGTACCACGGGCTTCGTTGGTGGAAACGTAGTCGATTGCTTTGC